GGAGAAAGAAGATATGGTTCATCAATGCTGGGACTGTGATTCTCAAGGAGAACTTTATGACTACGGTGATGAGGACTTTTCAGATCTTGAGGGAGAAGGGATGTCAATACATTAATGGAAGATGTTGACAAAGCTTATATTGCAGGTTTGTTTGATGGTGAAGGATCAATTCATATTAAACGTGGGGTAGAGAAGAAAAAGAAACACAAGGGTAAACCTGGATATCGGTTATCTAATTCTATGCGTATCAGTATGGAAATTACGATGACCGATAGATCAGTTTTGATTTGGGTTCATGAGGTTTTAGGTGTTGGGACACTAACTCCTAAGAAAGTAAAAGGTAATAGAAGCGATGGCACGCCGTATTTAAAACAATATAGGTGGAGATGTACATTTAGAGATGCATACCATGTGTGCTGTCTTCTATGGCCGTTTGCGCATACTAAATTACCTAAGATACAAGAGGTGATAGAGCACTATACAACTAAAGCATTTAAGGATAATGTAATATCTTTAGATGAATATAAACAAATAAGAAACGATGTTCGATAAATATATTTATAATTTTTTATACTTTGTAAACCATGTATCAACTAAACTAACAAGTTGGTCATGGTGTAAGTTATATTCAGATAGGAGAAAAGGCTATGGCTACAAAAGAAAAAGGTAGACAATGGGATGGTATATCAAGACCATCGGATGATAAATATCGAGAAAATTTTAATAGAATTTTTGGAAATAAATCCGAAGATGACGTTCATGATCACGTTGACAAAGATCATGCTAACAAAGAAAAGGAGAAAGACGTATGACAACATATGCAACCGAAAAGGTAGGAACAACTAAAGATTATTCTATGTTCAAATATTTTGACAGAAATAGAATAATTAGTAAGAGTCATGTTGAAAATTTAAGAAAAGACATGAATGAAAAAGGACAACTCGAGCGGGTTACTGTAAATGAAGATTGGTATGTAACCGATGGACAACATCGAATAGCAGCTCGAATGTTAGATAAAAAACCTGTTAACTTTAGAATAAAAAAAGGAGCGTCAATGACTGATGTAACAGTCATTAACAATACAGGTAAAAGATGGAACAACAAAGATTGGTCACGTAATTATTCTCATGAAGAACATAAGAATAATAAGCCTTATCTTCAGTACATTGAATTTAAGAAAACTTATGGTTTTCCTGAAACAGTATGTACAGCTTTACTATCAGAAGATTTACACGACTATGGAAGAAAAGCTTTCAGAGCCGGTAATTTTAAAATAGTTAATTATGAGAAAGCTAAGACTAATGCAGATCAAATCGGAGAGTTAACAGCCATCGAGCCTAAACTAAATGTTTTAAAAGCTGCACTTGCATTTTTAAATTTAAAAAAATTACCTAATTTTAAATTTAATATACTTAAAAGTCAGCTTGAAAAAAATAAACGAAGATTGGTATCTTGTAATAATGTAAATGATTGGGTAGATGTTTTTATAAAAGATATTTACAATCACAACTTAAAACCACCACACAAGAGGTTAGTAAATAGATACATATAAAAAAGGGCCTTCGGGCCCTTTAACAAATTATGAAAAAATCAAATAAATACAATTATTTAGAAGGAAAACAAATCACGGATCCGGATACTGGAAAACGTGTCTATGAGATAAGTTCTTATAGACTTCCGAGTGTTACTACTATATTAGGGGCTACCAAAAATACAGAATTTTTAACCAAATGGAAGGCTAAAGTCGGTGAAGAACAAGCGACACGAATCAAGAATATATCTAGTGCACGGGGGACCAGTATGCATAAATTCCTCGAGTCATTTATTACCGATGTTGGTTACGATGATCTTACAGAACTCGGACAGGCGGCGTTGCCCATGGCCAAAAAAATTATGGAGATCGGTCTTGCGCCGGTGGAAGAGTATTATGGTTCCGAAGTTACGTTACACTATCCGGGCCTATACGCAGGCCAAACAGACCTTGTCTGTAATCATAATGGTATGGAAACTGTCGTTGACTTCAAGCAAGCTAACCGTCCGAAAAAGAAAGAATGGATCGAAGATTATTATTTGCAGATTGCAGCATACGCCATGGCACACGACTATGTCTACGGCTCCGAGATTAAACAAGGAGTTATCATGGTATGCACGCCTGACCTATATTACCAAGAATTTAAAGTAGAGGGACCAGAACTAAGACGCTGGAAGCACCAATTCTTGAAACGTTTAGATATGTTTCATGAACTACAACACGACGAGAAAGAGAGAACAACACCAATGAAAGCGGAGGATTTTAATGACGGATCAAACGAGATGGGGAATAGACCAGATTCAAGTAAAGAATAAGGCTATCAAATATCAAAAGGACTTAGTTTCAAGCGCCATGGCCCATGTGGTCAAGATGGATGAATCAGGGATCACGGACCTGATGTTGCAGATTGAGGCGGAATATGAGCGTAAATATGGCGACAATGTGGCGAAGAAGTACACAAAAACCGTACTATAGTATTCTGTGACAGATTTTATTTTTTTTTTATTTTTTCTCTGGATAATGTGTACCAAGTGTACTTTTGGTCTAGAAGTGTTGGTATATATGACTTTAGGGTGGACACTTTTTGGTACACTTTTTATTTTATTTAGAGATAAAGTGTACTATCAAATTTCGGTCCACGCGCGCGAATGTGTTTTTTAAAATAAAAAATCTGTGCTAGAATACTATAGATGAGAAAAAGACGAAAAGCTGCTATCAATGAGACAACTACAGATATACCTTTTCAGAAGGTAAGAGTGGAGTGGGTTGACTGTGTAAGTGATTCTGCTTGGGCTAATGACAAAGAGTTTAATAAAATGAAATTAGCAACACCTGTCAATGAGGGTTGGCTGTACTCTAAAGATAAAAATTCAATTAAATTATTTGCATCTTACGACAAAGATGAGGATGGTATTACTTTTGGGGATCGAACGATGATTCCTCTTCCGTGGGTGAAGAAGGTAACGAAGATTTAGATGGAGTTACATTTATCAGAGACCCGTAGTCGTCTAAGATTTGTTTCATTTTTGCTTCTAACTCTTGTTCTGACATGTCTTCTAGTTTCCCAGTTTTTATTATTTTTCTGTCTATGTATAGTCCTGCTGCCTTTCCTCGGTTTGCTTCAGCATTTACCGCAGATGAGAAAGAACCTTTCTTCAAAGCAGCTTCTCTGAGTCTTGCAAGTTCAGCCAGGTGTCCTTCGTAAGTCACCTCATGTTTTCTTAATCTTTCTTCTTTTAGTTCACCTATATACTTAACTACAAGTGGTGAGTATTTTGGATTAGTTAGCTCTGACCCTTCTCGCATCGCTCTGTCCTTACTGTACCCAGCAGCGATAGCAGCTTCACGTTTAGTCATTGGTCCTTCTGGTCCACCGAATACTAAAAACTCAGCGAATCGTTGTTGCATTTCTGTCAATCTTTTTGGTACACCCATGTTGACAATTTAAGGGAACTATCCTATAATGTCAAGAATGAAAGTACATAGAAATCAAGATGAATTACAAGACACTATTGAAGGATATAAGACTTTAGTTGAAACACAAAAACAAGAAATCCTTGAATTAAAAAAAATTGCATCTGAAAACGAAAAAAATAAAAACCTCTTGCAAGGTTATAAAAAAGTGATAGAGGATCTATCTATCAAGTTAAGAAAAAATTCATGAGAGTACAAGACTTGCAGTTGTATCTAAGCAACTTTACGAAAGGTAGCGACGCAGTAAAGAACGCCGTCATCTATGTAGAGATAAATGGAAAACTACATGCTATTCGAAGAATGGAAGTACATGAGAATGCTACTCCTATCATTGGTCAGCCTGGTCATAGTGCACACAGATTGGTTATGAAAACCGAGAAACCATCGAGTCTTATCTTACCTGAGAAGCTTCAACGGGACTACTAAATTCCCTTGAAACCAGAGGCCAAATTATATGCAAAAGTTAAAAAAATTATTAAAGATATTTCGTGGATTAGACTGGAAAATAATAGCTTACTTGGTACTCCCGATCTATTGGGGTATAATAATTCTGGGCACTTTTTCACTGTAGAATTAAAGGTCTGTAAGGGGAATAAAATAAGGTTCTCTCCACATCAAATTGCCTTCCATGTAAGGCATCCACACAACACTTTCATCATGGTAGAGACCCTTGGTCCAAGGTCCGAGAAACTTATTCATATGTACAGTGGTTCAAGAATCATGGAGCTTGAAGCCTGTGGCTTGAAGCTTGATCCTTTATGCTTGGGGCTTGAAGCTTGTGGCTTGTGGCTTACTAAGCTTGGTGCTTGAAGCTTGCGGCTTGGAGCTTGATGCTTGTGGCTTGAGGCCCGGACCAGGTGCACGCTGGGCTCCAGCCGTCGCTTTTCCATTGCTAATGACCTGATCCGATTTATTACGTGCGGGTGAGCTGCCTGAACATGCCAGGTCTTCTTTAACAGCGTTGCGCTTCGCTAACTCGTTTCCCGCGTCTCGTAATTCTTTATAATATTTTGGGTGTCTAAACATTTCTAGTGTTTACCATATTCTATGTTCTTTACCAGCGGATCCCAACAAGCGCGACAGTCGCCGCATTCATTATTG